CATTTGGGAAAGTAATAATATATTCACCTGCTGCCCCATTCTTTTCACCTTGCAATTTAGGATTTGGCCCACGCTTCTTACCTCGATAAATTTTAGCTGAAGCCTGTCCACCTAGCTTAGCTGCTTTTTTCTGATGCTGTAGAGCAACTTCTCGATTTTCTTTCCACCACTTTTTGAAAGTTTCGGAAGTTTGTTTTCTTCTTTCATCATTATCCTTCCAATGAGATAAAACAGCATCAGAAACTTTTGTAGACCAACCCTTTGCCCTTTTACTTGGATGATTTTCTATCATATTTTTCTGATGTAAGACTCTTGCATATTCATAATCTCGCGAATAGAATCTACCGGAGAATGCCATTCTATGAAGAGCCCAAACCATTTTATATTGGTCTTCTTTATTGACCATTTTTGGTAATAACATATGACAAATATAATGCTCTCTCGCAGTCAACTTTACTAAATTTGATGAACAATCAGATCCACCTAATGATCTAGGAATAATATGGTGAATTTCAATATATTCACTTAGATGCCTATTCTTTGCGCGCTCGACTAATTCAAAATACCATTTAGTATACTTAGTTTTGGTAAAAATCATATCATGCTCCTACATTATATGTTGGCGTTAGATATGACTATTTATCAAATTCATCATCTCCAAAGAGAGTTGACCCGTTTGCTGTGCGCTCTCTCTTCATCTTAACCTGCTTCTGCTTCTTCTTGGACTCCGCCATAGCATCTTCATAGTTCTTTATGAACTCCAAGCGAGCAGCATGTTCTTCACGGATGTTCGTCTTTCGACTGATGGCATCATCGCTCATTGCGTCTTCGATGTCCATTTGTTCGATTTGCTTATACTTGATGTATAGCTGACGCTTCTCTTTCTGAATACGACGTAGGAACGCATACCATATAATCTGGGTGAAATACGCAAACGGATTCTGCGTCTTCTCTGGATTGAAGTTATAGATGTATTGAATACAGTTCTCTACACCATCCATAATCATATCATCGCGGTAGGTGTAGTTGATGAAGTTCGGCTTGTATGACAAATGGGTGGCAATCTTCATAAAACAGTCGCCGATGTAGTCAGGGATGCGGGGGCGTTCTAATCCCTTTGATTCTGCTGTTTTGACCTGTTCAAGATACTCCACCATTGCCTTGAAGAACTCTTTATTATCGACATAATGGGATTTGGCTTGTTGTTCTTTTGATCGACGTGGCATCAGTGAATGGTCCCCTTCTTATCATCACCCAAAAACTCGGTGATAAAATCATCAAGGGACGGGTCTTCACCGCTGGAAGTGTGTTGCTCCTCAATTTTGGTTAGCTGATCTTGTATATTCTGATTCATTCTATTGATAGCAACAAGACTCTCTTCGTACCACTTATGGATGCGTTGATTACACACAAATGATGTCACAATGCTCTGCGTGGAAATATCAATACCGCTATCTTTATCCTCGGTCCAGTTCAACCACCTTCGAAGCCCAGCAGAAGACGTTTCGTTATAGTCATCACGAACGACTTCGCACGCATCATAGATCGTTATGCCACCGAAAAAGCGACGACCGGAACTCTTACCAACTACCTCTGTGCCATCAAGAAGCACGACGTAGTATGTCTTCATCTCTTCAACCTTCATTTCACCTCCACCTTGTAGAGTTTGACTGGGAACTTTTCTGCCACATAGTATTTGTGTCGCTCAATAAAATGAGTCGCGGCGAAGTTTTTCTTTTTCCCATTTGTCAGATCGTCTACAATGTCGTATAGAGTTGCATCGTTCTTCGTTTCTGTGGTACGAAGAACACGACCAATGCTCTGAAGCACACGGATCTTTGACTTGCCAGGATGAGAGAAGATTACGTTGTGTAGGTTTTTGATATTGACTCCTGTGCTGAACACACCAGCGGAAGCTACAATAATCACGTCGTTGTTGTTTTCCGTAATCTCTCTTACCTGTTCGCGAAGCTCGGCATCCGTGCCACCCCAGACATAGAACACTTGTTTTTCGTTAGCCTTCTCCTCTATCATACGATGAAGCACATTACCATGCTTCTCCACAAAGTTAAACAATACTAATGTATTCCCCGAAAGCGAAAGCGCAAGATTGCGAATGAAAACATTTCGCTTTTTGTGTGTTACCAGAAAGTCAATCTCCTCATGATACTTCATACTGGAGACTGCTCGGCATTCATCTTTGGGATACTTTAGTGCGACTGCCTTGATCTGTAGTTTAGCAAGATGTCCCTGCTTCTGCAAGTCTTTTGTCTTAATGATTTTACGAATGCGCCCAAATAATCCCTCAAGAACTAATGAGTGTGTTTTGGCATCTGTGATTGTGCCTGTCATCCCGAAGCGGTACTTCACATCAGTCATCTTTGTCATCATCGTCTGAATAGACTTGGCTTGAAAGAGGTGCGCTTCGTCTCCTATCACAACATCAAACTGATCAAACCAGGCTTTAGGCAACTTATAAGCAGACTGCCATGTTGATACAACAATAGGCAAATCTGTTTCCTTGCTCTTACCCTGCATAATACGATGAACATTCTCTTCTGCATTCCAATCATCGTTACGCGAGTAATCGGCAAAGTCTTTGTATAGCTGATTGACAAGCGAGATAGTAGGAACAATGATGAGTATCTTACCATCACACTCTTGCTGATAGTAGCGCGTCAACATATACGCAATGAGTGACTTACCAGACCCAGTTGGGCAAAGGATTAGTTTGCGATGATCGCGAACGCAAGTTACAAATGCGTCGAGCTGATAGTCACGGGGAGCAAATGGTAAGTTGAGTGACGTTGCGAACTCTTTGCCTTCATGGAGACTGAATGACGATGCGATATTCAGATCAGACGGATACGCAATATCATAATCTCTATCCTGAGCGAACTGTTCAATATGATGAAGCAACCCAGAATAGATTGTCTGGTCTTTGGTATTGACGAGACGTATCCGACCATCCCAGAGCCTATTACGAAACGCGGGCATAAACTGGTGCCCAGGCACCAGAAAGGTGAAGTGATCACCCATTTCGGCGAGGATGTGAGGCTCCGCGTCAACACGCAGATATACCTCGTTGATCTTTATTAGCTCAATGTCAGACATAACGAAGAGGAGGAGTAGCTACTCGCCACCTCGCTGAACGAAGTTCTTCACGAACTCTTCAGCGTTCTCCTCTAAAACATCATCAATATCGTCGAGGAGACTATCAATCTCCGTTGTATCGACGGCTTCAGTTTTCGTTTCTTCCGTAGTTTCCTGCGGAGCTTCTTCGGTCTTCTTCGTGGTCTTTTGTTCTGACATTTTATTGTCCTGTTAAAAATTGATTCCACTTAATTGCGTTATTGATCTGAAAGGACCGATTGTTGATCTGAGACATGATGCTCTTGATCAGTTCGATTTTCTCCTTTTGATCGCCCAACTCAATCACATACTTATTTAGGACAGGATCTCCGTCAACAAATCGTTGCGTGTCCTGCTTCATTACCTTTAAGTCAAAAGGCTCCCAGTTATATCTCTTAAGGGTATCCTCATCAAGTTTACCTGAAAAGTATAACCATCGAAGGGATTTCACTTCTTCGACGCGAGCCGCCATTCTGCGAAATACAGCATTCTCCGCAGACAGCATTTTATGGTATTTGTGGTGAAGATCAGGAATTTTCAAGGATTCTCGATCAAGAGCAGTAGAGTCTATGATCTTATCCTTTTCCCATTCAGCTTCAATATCAGCCAATGTCATAATATAGAAAAATCCTTATGGGCCCCAAATAGCAGAATTTCCGATCCCAGCTACGGGCATTAAAACAGGGGAAGCGATGAATGTTGGAACAACTGCCGCATCAGCAGCATCCTCCGAAGAAATAATCGTACCATCTGGATATTGTGCAATGTTTCTTGCAACAAATCTCTGTTCTGGGCCTGGTCCAACAGAAACTTCAACGGTAGCAACAATTTCAACGATTCTATAGTCAGATAAGGTTTTATCAGGAAGAAGAGTAAATGTCACATCCTCGGGGAGAATCTCACGATACTCCAATGGAGTGACACAAGATACCACCTGTTCCGGTTGAACATCAACTCGATAAACGCATGTTTCAATCACACGAGGATCTACAAGAACCGCAAACTGAAAGATGACATCACCACGAACAGCTTGAGGGTAGTAATAGTAGTCTTGCTGGGCAAAAGATACAGATGGAAGTAAAAGTAAAACTATAGCCAGTATGCGTAGCATGTCAAGGCCTCCTACAGTAGAGTTCTCATATTATAGCTGCATAATTCATCATGTCAAGTGTTTTTTATAAAGAAAGTGGTTTTATTTCGTAACGAAGGTATCGGAATGAGGCTGTAACGGTAAGATAGTCTACATCGCTTGAGGTAGAGTTAAACTGGAGCGGTGAAACATTGATCGGGAACAGATCAATAAAGGTACACTCGTGGGTGGCATTCATGTTGGAGTTGAGAATCATCAATGTGGCATCTGACATAACAGCGTCCTGAAGACCTGTACCCACATTGTCCTTATACTCATCATAGCTCTCTGGGAATCCAATGCCACGCATCCAGTTCATAATTTCAATGAAGGTAAGTAAGTCTTCATCTACCTTAAACTCTACGATCAATGGATCATATTCTACCGTTCGACCTGGACGATAGCTGATCTGAAATGGTGTTGGATGTTCTGCGTCAGGAATTGTCATTCCGGGTAAAGTTACACCCTGAACAAACCAGTTGATATTAGGTAACTTTCTGACATGAAAGCGAAATCCAAGATTAGACAGCATATTGATATTACTAGGCTGTGGCATTTTCATCGTCCTCTGCGTAGTAGATACGCTTGGCAAGAGCTTCTATGTTTTCTTCGCGCACATCAACATAACCACGATCAATCAGAAATCGAGCGCGGTCAAGACAGCGTTCAGTGACTTCTTGAGTTGCATATTCCCATTTGAGTTTCTTGCGTTCCATAGCTCTATTTATCAAACGCAAAAAGGGGACAACCCCGAAAGGCTGCCCCCCTATTCTTACCACCTTATTGTGATATGGATCACATAAGGTTGCGTACCAAAACGGAGCGGTAGTAGACGTTTCGGTTACCAGCGGCAACTGCGGACGTTCCGTTCAGATCAATCGCACCCGCACCATTCGTCGTTGCGAATGGATTTGCAACCATTCCGTAACGAGTCTTGAATGCGATCTTCGGCTGGAAGTTATCCTCACCGACCGCTCGCACCATCTGGAGCGGAACGTATGGGCAGTAGAAGAGCCCAGCGTCATATGCGCTCGATCCCTTGTATCCCACGGTGAAGTATTCCGTTCCACCGAATCCGGTTGCCCCCGAAGCAAATGACGAGTCGAAGTATGGGTCAATATAGACCTTAAAGCGACCATTGAGAACACCAGCG